GCTCTCACCATGCGTGTATATGTGCCTGTGGGCGCACGCAAATGCCTCCAAGCTAGGGTGGGCAGGGGACATACGGGGGGTGTACGTTAGTATACATGTACAATTACACAGATCAGAAATATGAGAGTGTTAACCACTATACAGATATGGTGTTATATACACGTGCAGGGTATATTTGTGATCACAAAATATGGTCACTGTATGTTACAGTATGTTACAATATCATCACGATTTGTTACCAATGTACAATTAGGGGTTGACATGGGGTACAGAGTGTGTAAAACTATGTATATAGTATATTGAGGGTAGGGTCACTATAAGTGATACACGTACAGTATACATGTACTATGATATATACTTATAATTATATTATACTATAACTATATAAACATATAAGTATACACGTACAGTGATAGACAATAGCAATGAGGTATATGTACGTACATAGAAATCGCCTTCTTAGGCGAGGACTTTGTGCAATTAAGTATTGACAATGGCAAAGAAATCAGTAAAACTATATACAGACGATGTTCTTAAACAATTTTACAATCATTTACTTGATGGTAATTTAAAGAACTTACATATTCCCCATAGTGATGTATTCTACGTAAGGACTGCAGTGGAAGCCCACTATGGTCGTAAGTTTACTTTAGAACATGTAGAATGGGCTATGAAAAAAGAAGGTTGGACAGATGGCAATACCTGAGCGAGTCAAGAATAAAATGAAAGAGGAAGGACTCAAGGGTGTAAACAAACCTAAGAGGACACCTAGTCACCCTAAGAAGTCTCACTGTGTGATGGCTAAAGAGGGAGACACGTATAAGTTTATTCGTTTCGGACAACAGGGTGTAAGTGGTGCAGGTAAGAATCCTAAGACTGCTAAAGATAAAGCTCGTAAGAAGAGTTACTATGCTAGACATAATGCTCAAGGTAAACCGACTAGTAAGCTGAGTGCTAAGTACTGGTCACACAAAGTTAAATGGTAATAGGAATGTATAAATGGGTATAGTAAGTAAAGCAGCTAAGTTAGCTAAGAAGGCTACAGAGAAAGCTAGATTGAAAGCTGCACAAGCCGCCGCTAGAGAAACTGCTAGAATTAAACAAAAAGAACAATCTTTAGTTAAGACGGTAGATACTAGACCTACTGAAGTTGTATTAGGTAAGAAAGCTTCTAATGCAAACAAAGAAAAAGAGAAGCAGACATCTCGTGAAAGACAAGTAAATGCTACAGGTAAAATTTCTGGTGCACTTACTAAGCCGGGTAACAAACCTTTAAACATGTCTATGTATAGAAGTATGAGTGATGCACAATTAAATAAACAAGTTAAGATGGCTAGATCGGGTTATAAGAATGGTAACTTAACTAGAGCTGTATTAGATGAAATATTAGATAGGATTAAAAGAACTAGACTTGCTAACGAAGGAAATCCGGGTAAGATTAATAGGGCTATGGATCAAGGTAGGTCAAACAAAAGATCAAAAGTTAAAAAATTGGATGATAGTATGTCAGTAGAAGAAAAAGATATGCCTAAAAAAGTAATTAAATTGTACAAAGGTGGTATGGCTAAGAAAAAGAAACCTGCATATAATAAAGGTGGCTACGTAAACTGTGGTGCATCTAATCCGGGTACACAAGGGAAATAATATAATGAAGACACCCAAGTTTAAAACATGTAAGACTTGTACTAGCCCTGCTAACTGTTCTGCCACAGGTAGATGTCAAGATGCAGGTAAGTAATGGCTAGTTTAAATAATACTAAGTTTCATACTAAAGGGTATCTTGTAGCTTCTACATCTGCGGATGCTAACGCTACAGTATTGTATACATGCCCGAATAACTTCAGTGCTATTGTAAGATATTTACACATAAGCAACAACAGTAACTCAACTAAAAAAGTATATGTTCAGTTTTACCATAAAGACGATGACGAATATCACTATATTGCAAATGGTTTAAGTATGTCAGGTCACTCTGTAACTAACCTAGTCAATGGTGCGTTCTTTAACCTACACGCAGGTGATAAACTATTAGCGTATGGTGAGACTACAAACACTATGGATGTAATGGTATCTGTAGAAGAATACTATGACCCAGCTAGAAATGCATAACGGGGTTGCATTATTATCTATAGTATGGTATAACTAACTATGGTATAACTATCTCTGTAAGGTAAACAAGCCTTACATAAACATAATGGAGATAGATAACATGTTTAAAAAACTATTCAAGCGTATTGAGAGAAGCAGACAAGCAAGTGCCGACTTATGGTTACTTAATAACATGTCTGATAAAGATTTAAGAGATATAGGTATTACTCGTGGCGAAATCGAAAGCAAAGTCAAAGGTAAATGAGGCAGGAAATTATACTAAGCCTACTATGCGGAAGCGTTTGTTTGAACGTATTAAACGGGGAACTAAGGGGGGCAAGGCCAATCAATGGTCCGCACGTAAAGCACAGATGCTCGCTAAAGCCTATAAAGCTGCAGGTGGGGGCTATAAGTAATGGCCCTTTCCAAATCACAAAAGAGTCTTAATAAATGGACTCGCCAAAAATGGGGGACTAAAAGTGGAAAACCTTCGACGCAAGGTAGCAAAGCTACTGGAGAACGTTACTTACCTGCTGCGGCTCTTAAAGCGATGTCTAGTTCGCAGTATGCAGCTAGTACTGCAAAAAAGCGTAAAGATACTAAAGCTGGTAAACAGTTTTCTAAACAGCCTAAAGGCGCTGCTAAAACTTCTAAAAGGTATAGGAAAGTCTAAGAATGACTAGCTTTGAAGATGCAGACATTAATGGTAGTGGTTCTATTGACAAGAGTGAATGGGATGCTTTAGCATTAGAAGATCGTAGACGTAGACTAGATGATGAAGACGCACAGAGAGATGCACAAAGACGTATGGCATGGTTCTGTCTAGTTGGTATGCTTGCATATCCATTCCTAGTATTACTATGTAGTATAGTAGGTGCAGATAAAGCGGCTGACATCATTGGCTCTATGGCATCTATATACTTTTTATCTGTAGCTGGTATCGTTGGTGTATTCTTCGGAGTAACCAATATGAGCAAGAAAGAAGTTAAAGGGAATAACGGATAATGTTAGGACTAAACTTAATAGGTCAGGTAGCTAACTTAGCTGGTACAATGATCGAAGGCAAGACTGCTGTAAAGAAAGCAGAAGCTGAAACAAAGATGAAGATAGCCACAGGTGAAATAGACTGGGATATTGAGGCTATGAAAGCCACACAGAATAGCTGGAAAGATGAGTGGATTACATTATTGTTTTCCATTCCTTTGATTCTAGCCTTCTGTGGTGATTGGGGTAATGAAATAGTACAAGCAGGTTTTACTGCACTAGAGGTTATGCCTGATTGGTATCAATACTCGTTAGGTGGAATCGTAAGTGCCAGCATTGGTATGCGTGGCGTAAGTAAGTTCTTCGGTGGGAAAAAATAATGCAAAGTAATTTTAAAGAATGTTTAGAGATGTTATTAGAACATGAAGGTGGTTACGTAAATCACCCTAGTGATCCCGGTGGCATGACTAATCTTGGTGTAACTAAACGTGTCTATGATGAATGGATTGGTCGTGAGTCTACTGAAGAAGAGATGCGTGACTTAACACCTGATGATGTAGCTCCTATATATAGGAAAAACTATTGGGATAGAGTTAAAGGTGATCAACTACCTTCTGGGGTAGATTGGTGTGCATTCGATTGGGCTGTTAATAGTGGTAGTGGTAGACCTGCTAAAGCTATACAACGTGCAGTAGGTGCTACAGCAGATGGTGCTATTGGTCCTAATACACTACAACTTGTTATGGATAAAGACCCTAAATACATTATTGAATATGTATATACTGTACGCCAAGACTTCTATAAGAGTCTAAAAACATTTGAGACATTTGGACGTGGTTGGTCTAGGCGAAATAAAGAAACGCTTGAACAAGCATTGCACATGGTGGAATAATAATATGGCACGTGAGTTAACAGATAGACAGAAGAAGTTCTTAGCAGTCCTTATGGATGAAGCTGGTGGAGATATTACCAGTGCTAAGATCATTGCAGGTTATTCAGCTAATACCTCTAATACAGAAATAACGAATAGCTTGAAAGAAGAAATCATTGATGTTACTCACAGCTACTTAGCACGTAATGTACCTAAAGCTGCAATGGCTATGGTAGGCGCATTGTATGATCCTACTGAGTTAGGTATACGTGATAAGATGACAGCCGCTAAAGAACTACTTGATCGTACTGGTTTAGTTAAAACTGAGAAGATGCAAGTAGAAGCTAAGGGTGGTGTCATGTTAATGCCAGCTAAACAAACACAGGAAGATGATGACTAAACCGTTAGGTAAATGGAAACTACCACAACCAACAGACCTTAAAGAAAACAGTAGATGGGTAGCAATCCCACGTGTAGCAAGAACGATTCCCTTTGGTTATGAATTAGACCCAAAAGATAAAGGAATACTCTTGCCAATCAGTGCAGAACTTGATATGCTTGAGCAAGCACAGAAATACTTGAAACAGTATTCGTATCGAGAAGTTGCTAACTGGTTGACTAGAAATACTGGTAGAACTATTTCTCATGTAGGTTTAAAGAAACGGTTAGATAATGAGCGACAAAGAAAAAACAAAGCTGGAAGCCTTCGCAGATGGGCAGACTATGCGAAAAAGGCAATTGCCAAAGCGGAAGAAATTGAGCGCACAAGACTCGGTGCAAAAGAAGAAGAAGACACAGAAGAAACCAGAGCCGCCTAATAAAGTTGTAGTTGATCATGACTTATCTAAAGTTGAAGAACAACACAATATAATATTCAAACCTAATGTTGGTCCACAAACTGACTTCCTTGCCGCAGGTGAACGTGAAGTATTATATGGTGGCTCGGCTGGTGGTGGTAAGTCGTAT